CGGTGTTACCGTGTATCGGTCCGCGGTTCATGCTTACCCGTATTGATTCAATCTGATTATCAATTATATATTTTTCAAAGTTCATTTTTGCTCCGTGGTAGGTTAGATACACCGTGTATCTACATATATTGTATCACATGTGTATTGTTTTGTCTATATTTTTTTGTATATAGTTACATATGATTACATTTATACCAAAACACCGGGTTGATTCGGAACGCCAATCTTCAAAAGGTGCTCACTACATAACAAATATGTATTTGTTCTTCCGTTCAAACAGTTGTTTATAAACCCCAATACTCGCACCATCCCACGCATCCAGCAATAATCACAATGCATCCCATATCAGGGGAGGTTGCACCCCCCAACCCCCACAAAGCAAAGGGGGGGGGATGCCCCGACATTGGAGTGACTTTTGACATTGGAGTGAGTTGTAGTGTTGTATTTATTTTTATTTATTTTTCAATTACCCTTGACATATACTTTTATATAGGGTAATATAGTATATACAGTTCAACTGTATACAACCTACCAACCACAAAGGAGCATAGAATGAAGAACGAAAAGTACAACCACATTAGACGCTACGCATACCCAGAGCGAGTAGTTATTCGCAAAGGCTACAAATATATAAACGATTGCATGTGTGGAGCGGGTAACCGCTGGCTTCATCCAAGGAAACCCAACAAACTAATCTGTATGGAATGCAGCAAAACCATTTCCTCAGATTGGATTGAAGTCGAGGACACTGAAACCTCAGCTTACGCAACCACAATAAAAACACCTTAACCTACCAAAGGAGACAACCATGTCCAACTTACCTGATGACTATGATTCATACAACGAATACTGCACACGCCACAACATTCACTATCACCCAGTTGATGGGTGCCCAGCCTGCGAGGGGGAGCCAGCGATGCTCAAGCATACCATACCAGAAGCCAAAGAAGCATTGGAACAACTAGAAAAAGTCAGTGCATCATACGAACATCGAATCAGTGTTGTTGAAGGGTTGATTGCTGACCTTCAGCGAGAACTAGAGAAGCTACACTATGACCATGAGATAGTAGAGTCAATGGAGCGATCTATCGATTACGACATTGATTGCGTACTCAATGATGAACCACCCGACGGATTCCACATTAACGAGATGTACGACAATGAGTTCTGGATGCCAGAACCTGTATCATGCGACTGCCTAGACTGTACACTTGCTAAGATTGATAAGAAATACGGGAGCGCACAATGACACACTTCAATCCAGAACAATTTAGAAAAGCCCGCAAGGAACTTTCATTTACTCAAAAAGAATTTTCTACTGAACTCAGAACAAACCAGCGGTCGGTATGTTTCTGGGAAACAAAACGAACTGTCCCCGGTCGTAACAAACTTATCGACATGGCTGTTTATTTCGCACTCCAGTTCGATGCTCATAGAGCGCACAGAATAACTGGTCTAGAAATAGACGCAATTCGAAATATGATTTCAAATGATAAACTTACACCAACTCAACCACCCATAATCACGTATCAAAAAATACTTATTGTAACGTATGAGTCTGGTGTCCAGCGGTGGTATCCTGTGAATGCCACCACATTGGAAACCATTGTAATGGAACACACATTCATAGATGACCTACAGATTGTAGAACAGGGGGGTGAGCTATGACTAAGGAGCCTACCATGAACAATAACCAACCAACCAACGGAGCACACCAAATGAGTGTATTCAAAAAACTACTTGACGTTCACGTCTTCATTTCCAACAACCCCAACGACAAAACGATGCCACTGTATTTCAATCCTCAGAATGGCAACGGCTACTACTACACTGAGATTGACAACAACGGTGAGACATGGAACTACTGCCCAGTATGTGCTTTGGATTGTCTCTCTATCATTGACAGCCCGTATGAGTGCCATGAGGTATCAGATGATAGCCAGTCTGTATGCTGTGACAACTGCCCACAGGTCATCGAGACAGGGAGCGTCAATGAGTATTACCACTACGCTGGCACGTTCAGAATCCCCTGTGATGGTTCTATGAAGGTGTTTTTAGATGTGATGGATGGTGAGTTCAACGTATCCACAGTTGAGTATTTGGTAGGTGAGCTATGAAATACACAACGTTGCAAATAGAGGTTGGGACTCCAAGAATGGAAGACGGTGTTGTCGTAAGCACCATGTTTATCATTGATGACAGCATTCGAATACTGGATGAATACCTAGCCAATATGTTTTCACAAAACTATTTTCAATATATTGTAACACTGGACGGCGTACCGCTCTGTTGGAACCTGACTGCAACTGGAAGCACATGGAGTATCAAATGATTTTACTTACACTTATATCCTCTAGACAAAAGACTATGGTCAACCTGTCGAGTATGCTATACACTGCACCAAACAAGTTGGGTACTGAGATTGTCTACGACAAGGGACGTGTCGCTGTTATAGAGACATCAGAGGAGATATACAAGCTTTGGCACGAATCTTGCACTAATAGTACTAATAGTACTAATAGTACTAATATAGCTGTTGATAATAAAAATAATAATTCTATTAACAACTCTAATAGTGATAGTATTGGTGATGGTTATGTACTGGTTGTCAATGACATGCCTATTCCAGTTGACCCGTCAATAAAACCAAAACTGTGGAGCTACTGTAAAACCAATGAAGAACTGATAGGTCTGTTCGGGTATTGGATGAAGCTGTACGAGGACCATGGGGGTGAGGTTAACATAGTTAGCAGCATTGACCTTGGTACACTAGCCAAGGTGATTAGAACTGGAGCGACTGACAAAGCCAAGGCTGTGTTCGACTGGTTGTTTTCAAGTGACCACTACCGTGCTGTCTACCTTAGAAGCAAAGGCATGGTCAATCCAGCCGTGGTGGTGTCTACAAGAAAGCTGGACGCAAACTATGCACTGGCGCAACAGAAACCCCTACCTGCACTGCCACAGTCCGTTCAGCGTCCATCCATGGCGATTCCATCATTTGACGAAAACGGTAACATTGTTGGAGGTAACCATGGCTAATCCACACATGATAAACATTGCACTCGATATGTTTGCAGCAACGTTCAACAAGAAAGATGATTGGAAGCAGCAGTCATTCTCAGTTTGGGAACATGGACTGGAGAAGGTCAAAGACGTACACCTGCACAAAGCAATCCTAAACATCTGCATGAAGAAGCACCAATACCCACCCACATTGGGACATGTTCTTGAAGAGGTCAAGGATGTTATTCGTGAACTTGGTGGCACTGGTGTGTCCATCAAAGAATACCACTTCTGTGATGACTGCTTGCAACGTGAGGGAATACGTGAGGTGAGCGCACACTTCATTGTCATCAAAGAAAAGAAGCAAAGGATACACAACTGTGTAGCACGTTGCACCTGTGAAGGGGCAAGTCAAAAGTATCCAGTAATGGGTACGTGGGAAGCACTACAAACTCGCATGATGAACGATGCACGTATAACACTCACAAACTGGCACATGTCAGATGGAAGGCAGCCAGTGTTACTCATGCAACAACGACAACCACAGCATTACGAGCGCATGCGCCGTGTACAAGCTGAACGAGAAAAGGAAGGAAGGATTAACCCATGGGCAAAGGTCGCTCAGGATATGATTGATGGTCGATACGTACCTGATGAAAATCCTATTCCAATGACAAAACCTATTGACAAACCACAGAGAAAACACTATAATCATTCACATACAAACATCGGTCCCGATGACTGTATATTTTAACCTACCACCAACCACGGAGTAAACCATGTTCTTCTTAGAACAACTACAATATGTCATCGATAAGGTCGTTGACAATGCAACAAAATCAACCCTGCAAAAAGCACATACCATACTGGTTGCGATTGATTCATTGAGTCCTCTGAATGAAATGATTGAAGAATGGTACAGCGAACAAGCAGACGACAAAGATGTTGTCCCATATACTGAGCAGTGGCGACAGCTACAAATCAGCATGGACAAATACCGTTCTGAACTGGAGCGACTTGGATGGTTGCACTGTCCAGAAACCACACCACCAAACTTTAACGGTGAGCGTGGATGGATGCACCCATTCTATTCACAACGTGGACACCACCACATTCTATACATTTCAAATGATGTCAATGACATACCTTATTTGGATGTAACTTTATACCTTAAAACCGAAATGAAATACCACGAAAACCTATCTGTCGGTGCACTTATGGACTGGATGGATGGAGCATTAGGAGAAAACCATGCAGAATAATAGTACAATATACCAAGCAATACTTCAGTTTCAAAAGAACAGCGGTGCTGTCATCATGTCAGCCGTTAACCCCCGATTCAAATCAAAGTACGCCAGCTTGACTGACATACAGAAAGCCATTCGCAAACCACTAGCCGATGCTGGTCTGGTTATCGTACACCAACTGGGTGAGAATAACACGATGACCTCATCGCTTATTCATGCTGAGACTGGACAGTCCATCTCCAGCACGTACAACCTTATCGTACAACGCAATGATATGCAGGCACTTGGTTCTGCTATCACCTATGCCAAACGTTATGCTGTAGCAGCTCTACTAGACATTGTGACTGACATTGACGATGACGGCAACAAAGCAGTAGACAGTATGGAAGGCAACAGGTCTGCTTCTAAATACGACGATGATGACAAGCCATGGTTCAGTGAGAAGCTACCGAACTATGAAGAGGTATGCCACTGGGTTGCCAGAGGTAATGACCCCAAGAAGCTAAGAGACAAGTACAAAGTCTCACGTTCAACAATGTCATACTTAGAGAAACTACACAACACTGTCAAAAATTAATATGGAGGTTGTATGTTTTCAATACAACTTAAAGAAACGTTATCTACTGTTAACAAGTCTGCACTGGCAACTGCTATTGGTTGCCATCGTGACACGGTTGCCAAATGGCTACAAGGCAAACAGGTTCCTTCAGTAGCGTACCTCATGCGAATGTGTATTTACTTGTACCCAACAGAGTGGGAGAAAGCGTTCTTACACTTTGCTGTATTGATAGAAGCAGATAAATGAGTTATAGTAGCCTACATGCTTCGTGCATGGTAGGTTTGGGTAGGGGTGGTTCCCTGCCCTTTTCTGTTTGTGGTGGTGGTTATGATTAAAGGGTTTGGTAAATGGCTAAACAAAGCAATGCACCGCAACTCAATCAGCACAACGTATATGGCTGACCAAGCAGGACTGCATGTCAACACCATAAACAAATACCTCAATGGAGCCTATGAGCCACGGATGAGCAACCTGATTGTGATTGTCACGGTCATCGCATTTAAAGAAAAGAGAAGCCCCACACAGCTAATGTTTGAAGCCATCACGTCGATGCATGAAATGAAAATGGTTGAAGCTAGGTGGCGACGGAAAATAAAAAGGGATCCAGAGGCTGACCTGCCCTGAACCCCAGTAGTGATTTGGTGTCGTCTAAACTTAACTTTCAACATCATCCATGTCAACAAGTTCTTTGAGCACCTTGTACAACAGTTGGATTAAATCGGCTGCCAACTCTTGACGTTCATCCTTTGTTAACCCACCACGACTGTGCATAACTAGTTTCTTTACAAACAATACAAGTTCTGGAGTGAGCGCAAGTAAGTCTTGATTCATTTCTTTTTCCTTCTTAATGGGGTTACTTTTCTACCACGACCAACTCTACTCTTCTGTGATACTTTGGAGCGATACTGGCTCTTGCTCATTTCAGAACGAGTGCGTGGTGTTTTAGAACTAACACGTTTGGATGGTCTGCAATAGGGAGTGCCTTTTCTTTTAGTACCACAAGCCTTTCCAGACTGGTCCTTCCATTTCTCTTTGCCCCATCGCTTCAAGGCTGCACCCTTAGATGTCTTACGTACTTGACCCTTCTTCTTGCGACACTTGGCAATAGCCTGTGATGCACGGGCAGATGGGAAAACCTTGTATCGGCTCTTGACCGAATGATAGCATGCGTCTTTACTCATACGTACAAGTATACCTGAAGATGTACGTTAACGCATGGATTTTTTACCACGACATTTCCATTTCTTGCGTGATAAGTTGTTGGGGCTGTTTGGGTTATTGCGTTTCTTGGGAGACAGTCGTTTCTTGATTCCTGCACTGCGTGCGCAATAGGAGTCTCCTTTCTTTGTCCCCGGTTGTATACGATCCTTGCCACTCTTCGACTTGCCTGCCTGCCCATAGGAGACCTTTCGAGTTCGACCAGTCTTCTTATTCTTGACAACCTTGACAAAACGTTTTCCCTTTCTTGGACTAGCTTTACGTGGCATCGTGTACTCGTATTAGTGCTGCTTTTATTTCTGAAACTATTGTACTCAAGTTGGTAATGCTTTGCTCTACCAATGACATACGCTTATCAAGGTCTGCCATTTCTTTTAGAATAGTTTCTCTAACGACTTCTTCTTTGGTTTGATAGTCAGAGATAACAGCATCGTATCGTTCACGAAGTGCTTCTATCTTCTGCTCTGCTTTGATTTCTCGCTCGTCTGCTCGCTTTTGCAACTCACGGTTTTGTGTATACAAGAAAATACCAAACGCAACGTTGGCACCACCAGACATAATCAACTGCAACACTGAATCTTCCATATCTACATCCTATCACAAAAAATAGGGTGAGGACATATGCCCCCACCCATAAACAACTTACAACGAGAAATACATTACAGTAATTTGGTCGCCATTGTTTGGAGCAGAACCAAAGGTTACACGTAAAGCACCACCACTACCGCCAGTAGCTGACAATGTGTATTGGTCTTGTCCAGATGGAGAAGACTCAACAAGTCCCATTGCCAAACCGTTTCGGAATACAATAGCACCACCAAGCATGGTAGCATCAGCAGCAGCAGATGCATCAAATGTAGTAGCAGAACCATCGCCAGCAGACAATGTTTCGTATGATGCCATGAAGTTTAACTTGGCAGCAGTAACATTTGCATCAGCAATCTTTGCTGTAGTTACAGCATTGTTATCTAGGCGATCACTGTTAATAGCTGCATCAGCAATCTTTGCTGCTGTAACAGCATCATCAGCAATCTTGGCAGTTTCAACTGCTCCAGAAGCAATCTTTGCTGTGGTAACAGCATTTGATGCCAATTGGGTTGCACCGATTCCACCAGCAGCAACACTTAAACCACCAGCACCAAGAGCTAAAGTACCACCGTCAAGAGATACAATCAAAGAACCACCAGAGTTCTCAACACCATTACCCAAAACAAGTTTGTCGGCAGGAATAGAACCAGCAAGTTTGGCAGCGGTTACGGATGAATCAGAAATCTTTGCTGTGGTAACAGCATTGTCAGCAAGCTTGTCAGCAGTTACTGAAGTTCCTGCAAGAGCAGCTGTTACAACGGCACCATCTGCAATCTTTGCTGAAGTAACAGCATCATCTGCAAGCATCAAAGTAGCAATGCCACCAGTATTAACTTTAAGCCCGTTAGAACCTGTAGCCAAACTAGAACCATCTAAGTTGATAGAAGCAGAAACAGCAGCAGAACCATTGTACGTACCACTAAGACTCAAACCACCTGTTGAAGATGCTGTCAATCCTTGCAAACTACCACCAAGAGCAATACCACTGATAGTGGAGTTGCTGAGCTTCGAGTTCGAAATGGACCCAGCCAACATGCCGTCTGTAATACCCAGAGCCTTGACACGTAAAGCATCCGATGAAACTTCGATAGATGAACCGTCTACCTCAACATCAAGACGGTCACCTGTCTTGCTCATTGCGGCTCCAGCTTCAATGGTCGAAACCCCAGTGTACTGGCTGAACGTTAAGTCATTCGTTCCAACAACATCGGCACCTTTGTTTGATGTACAAACAAAACCTTTGTCTCCATTTTCAGAACCTTGTTCGATGAACATTGAAGAACCAGCAGCATCAGTACCAGCTAACATGTCGTTTGCACGTTGCCACGTACTTGCAGCACAACGGTAGATACCATTTTCAGATGCAGTAGATTGGTTTTTAACAAGTACACGATCACCAGCAGAAATTGATACACCGTCAATCGTTTGTGTTCCACTCAATGTAATGTTTGCTGTCGTAGCAACCTTACATGAATCCTTAGGGTCAAGACCAGCAGCTACTGAGTCGACATAAGAACGGGTAGCAAGAGCGTTAGCATTGGTATCAGAACCTGTGTAACGAACCTGTCCTGAGAAAGAGAAGTTTGCTGTCCCATCCAGTTTGGATTGGTCAACTGCATTATTTTTAATTTGTTCCTTGGAAATTTGAACTGCCATTGTTGGCTCCTATCGAAGTATATATATTACGACCAAGGAGTCATTACTCGCTGGCGTAAATGAAGTTGTAAAATTAGTAACAGAAGACTCCCCAATGTCCGTGAACAGTTGAAGAAGTCCATTCCAATATACCTGTAATGAACCAGATTTGTAGTCACTGCTTACTGTGAAACTTTGGGTGGATCCGTCCGTCTGTGCCGAGATGTCCTCATACTCCAGATTGACTTCACCACCACCAGCCGGCTCAAATGGACTGGCAACGGGCATTATTCACTCCAAACAATCTGCGAGTAGTCAATCGTTATGTTTCCAGAACCATTTATTTTAAAGAACAAGTATACATCTGGATTGTCAAAATACGATTGAACTGGCAGCTTAAACTCATATGCAGCACTACCTGTTGTAGTTGTAGTTACACCTAATGCAATGGCACCTGCTGTATCTGGAAACCATACGTGGTCACCAGCAGCATCCCAAGTTCCTTTAAGGGTAAGACTGGTATTGCTACCACCCAGACCTGTACAACGCACTATGATTGATTCAATACGACCAAGGAACTTACCAGATGTGTCGATTTGTTCAGGGATTGATAATGTATGTTTATGAAATTTAGCAGCATCAAAATTTTGGTCTACCGATGCAACGTTTGTATCGTTAATACTTGGATGGTCTATATGTCTAATGTTCATTGTTCCTCCGATGGTTTATATAAAAGTTCTTGATCACGATAAATAGCAGCTTCTGTCATGCCTTCCTCGCCGTTGATTATAGCACGTAGATAAGCTTCCCTGCGCTTTAAAGCTTCCAATTGTTGTTTGTCTTCTGTATCAACTTGTGAAAGAGTATATGCACCAGTAATCTGTCCTAGTATAAGTAGTCCACTAGAATCTCCACCAAGGGTACTTCCTTCTGGAGAAACGACTCTAGCTATAGACCTCAATCTACTAGTCATGCCTAATGTATTTAACACCGTGTATAATGAGCGATGATACAACTGATACTGTTGTTCTTCTGATAGTGGATAAACATAACCGTTGCGAACACCCTTTGCGCCTTTAGGACGTGCAGTAGGTACAATTCGTCCACCTGCCATACCTTCTAGTGCTGTTGCTATTTCTGATGGTGTTTTGTTACCAGCTAATTCCAAATAAAAGATTAACTCTGGCATGGCATTTGTAGGTGTGTATTTATCAATACTTTTTGGTTGTAACACTTCCTTTAAAAGAGGGTTTAAAAGTTGTATTGCAGGTTCAAATGTATTTAAATCCTTTGTTTCAACAAGGGGAAACAATGACATACCTGTGCCAACAAGCAAATTAACACTATCAACTATAGGATTGCTGTAAGCCATTGCAAAAGTGACTTTGTCACCATATACACCCGTTGGCATTTTTATACGGTTTTGCGCATACTCTGGATAATACATGTCATAAGGGAACTCCACACCACCATTTAAAGTTTGTAAAACTGTTTCAGTAGACTTTGTAAGGTCTACCGCTTTAGCCAGTTTTATTAACTTTGTTGGGTCATGCATTGCAAAAAACACTTCTTTTGCAGCTTGTGTTATAAATGATGAAAACACAAACACTGCATTCATCATACGCTGAACATCTTCTGGTATGTCAGAATAGTCAAACATTGAACGACGTGCTAGTTGCATAGCTTCATCAAATGACCTACCTTCCTGTAAAGCCTTAAGAGCAGCTGCACTTCTAAACACAAAGTCTTCTTTTGTCTGTGCTGCTAAAGCCAAAGTAGATGCGTCTCGCATTGTTTTCGTAATCTTTTGAAATCCGCGCTTATTAAATTCACCTTTATATCTGCTCTGAACTTCTTTCACAAACATATTCTCTTTGCCACCCTTAGATTGAATGTAAGAAAACTGGTTTCGAACTCCTACTTTTTGTATGCCCTCATATATATCAGCATTTGTATAGACCCTTCCATCTGGTGTGCGTACAGCTATTTTACCATAGCCTTCGCTTCCAATGTTACTGCCATACCTAACGACATCCCATCCCTTTGTGGCAAGTTCTGGTGTAAATATGACACCAGTAGTTTGATATATTATATTTGGACCAGACAGTATGTTACGCCCATGCGATGCTGGACTGTATCCTAGAATTGTAGTGTAAAAAGTTTGGTTAAATACGTCTATGATTTTGTTTACAATTGGTAGCAACTTACCGCCTTCAGCTCGCATTGCTTGTGCAATATTTTTTCGAACTTGTTGATTAGGCGTTTCTAGCAATTTTTTACGCATTGTTTCATAATCATCTGCGCCAAACAATGCTCTTGCCATACCTTCTTCACCACGAAACAAAGTATCAACCATATTTTCCAATGCTTCTAAGCTGCTTTCGCTTAAACTATAACTAATGTCATTGTTGCGCATAACAACTTCTGCTGCATCTTTTACAGCCTGCACTACTATGTCTAAATCTTCTACATCAACAATGTTTTCTTCTAATGCATCGATTATATCATCAAAAGAAGCATCGTATGTTTCGGTCATTCGTTTCATGTATTGAAGCTTTTCTAATGGTGTCTGTAACATCGACAGTTGTACTTCAATCATTTTAAGTTGGTTCTCACCAATAGCTGAAGATAGTATATTATCTAATTCTTTTTCTTGTTCTTCTAACAAGTCTTGCTTTAACTTTTTTAATTGTTTATTACCCCTTTCTTTTAAAACCTTTAAATCACCTTCAAGTCTAGCTTGTAACTTTTTATCTAGTTTGTCTTTAAGATTTTGTACATCTTGATCAAACTTCTTTTCTATGTCTTTCAGTCTTTTACTTTTAGTGTAGCCACGCCCAAGCTCTTTTTCTAATAAACCTTTACGCCTTTTAAACTCCGCTCTTACTTCTCGAACCTGCTTCAGTGAATTAGCAGAACTTTTACCAAGACGGTTATGTAGTGCTTTTATTTGCTTATCTCTAATTTTACGCAAGTTTAAAAGTCGTTTGTTGGTCTTTTCTGCTTTAGAAAGATTGTCTATTGCCTCAGACTTTTCTGTTTCCAATTTATTTTCTTTTTCTAAAAACTCCTGATCTAACTCCTCTTTTACTGCGTCTCTTTTTTTCTTGTATTGTGCATTTAAAAACTGTCTGCGCTCAGAAAGTTCTCTTCTTACTTTTTGTCGCGAAACTCTTTTTGCATCTCTTAAATCTTTTTGTATTTTTACATCATACAATTTAGATTCTGCCTTAACTTCCCTGATTATAGCCTTGTCTAGTTTTTGCATATTTATTGCTGTCTCATAGCCTAAATACTTTTCTAAACGTTCTACAATATCAATCTGGCTTTGCAACTTAACTGATTCAGTTAACAGACTGTAGATTTCATCGTCTGTTTTTGGATAAAATAAAATGTTAATAGCATCCTTTACACTATTTTCGAACATTGATTGCGTAATATTGGCATCTGGTAAAACGTTTTTCACAGCTCCATCTGGAAACTCAAACTGCAACACGTCATTTAATGCTTTTGAACTTACACGATTGTTTTCAGCAACTAGATATGACGAAATCATAATAGTTGCGTGCATGTCATTCATAGACCTACTATTTATTGGTGGGACATTAGCACTGTTATAATTAGGGTTAACTATTTCTTTAGACAGAACCCTTGGTTTACCATTAGAATCTAGCAATACAACGCTTCTTGCCCTATCATAGGGCAGCTGTATAGCTTCGTTTATATTACGAACAACACCACTAAACAAACTCCATAGCTTAGATGGGTCAACCATTATTTGTTCAGAAATTTTGCGCAGTTCTTGTTGAATATACATCTGCCCATGACTGTTAAATATGCCTGTTTTATAAGCATTATTAGCACCACTAACTTTATCTTCTAAGCTATACTTTGACGGTACTTTTTCACTTTTTGCAACAAATAAGTTATCAAGCATCCAAGTTAAAGTTTGTTCTAGGTTTACTTGTTGTTGTATCATACCTTTTAAGTCTGATCTTTCACCAACTATCATGTACCCAAGAGCACTTACGCTATCGACTCCTGCTGTATCTGTTAGAAGTGGGTCGTATTTTGCTAATATGTTACCTTTGTTTTTCATTAAATTTTGATATAGCTCTTCTGCACGTATGTTTATTGTTCCACGCTCTGCATTCATCCTTTGCAAGAATCTTTGCTGTTGAGTAGGCAATAAAGCTTCACTTTGAACTATCGGGGTATTTAAATACCTGTCTAATGATTTTCTACTAATTATACCCTTATCACTAAAATACTTTGTAAGACGCTTGCCTAATACAGTAGTTGAAAGCTCTTTTACAAAATCTGATACATCAGCCACACTTCTATAAACTGTACCTTCTGCTTCTAATAATCTTGACCTTTGCTCAACACTTAATCTGTTTACATTTTCAATTGACAAAGTTTGTGGCTCAAGCTCTGCTACCTTATCAATTATTGCATGCCTTAATCTGTTGTAGTCTTGTTGAAATAACAGCTTGTCATCTTTTATGTTTTTTAAAACTTCTTGTTTATATGTAGCAGGCAAAGATATGTCATTTATTAAATCTTCAAGTGCTTTTATTTGTTTGTCTTTTAATGAAAACAACAAAAATGCAGGCTCAGCAGTAGTTGGAAGTTTATAAAACTCTTCATTAAATACATTAAAGCCCGGTGTTCTTGTATTTCTAGTTGCCAACTCCATATCGTCTGGCACTGATTTAATTATGTCGTTTAGAACCTCACCCATGTCGCTTTTTGCTGCTACAGCAAGCAACTTGTTTCTGAAGCTTTTATGTACCAATGTATTTGGTGTAACCCATTGTACTTTATCTAAGAACTTTGTGTCGGGTGCTAACTCAAACATCATGTTTCGCCCATATATTTTAGACAATGCTTTGCTAGCTTCAGTATGCCCTAAAGCCTTAACTTTATTTACGTCTGCCATATTGGCTTTTGGGTACATACGCTTTATTTGTGTTGGTGGTAACTGTGCATGTCCGATTTCCTGACGTACCGTTATTTGATGTAAAGCTCCCATTGTATCTTCATATTCGTCAAGCATTTTTTTGGTGACTGGGTTTGATTCAACCTGTCGATAGAAAGAATCAGGTCCACCTTTTGCTTCCATTTCAAGTACAACTTTATCATCAAACACTTCACTTATATTATCGCCATGCTTTTTCATATGGTTGTAATGCATGGTTCTACCTACATTATCACCCATTGACAACAACACATCACCACGTTCAAGTTTGGGTATGTCTACATCAAATCGTTTGGCTACTGTTCTAGTAGCATCTAACAACAAACTATTGTCTATTTCATGCGACATTGCAGAAGCAAACGCTCTTTTCGCTTCATTCAGGTTACTTGCACCATAGGCAGCCTTGTGCAATCTTCTACTTTGGTCAGCAGCTTTTAAACCCTTTAATGTTCCTGCTGCTATGTCAAACGAGGGGTCCAATATATCAAAGACAAAATAAGCACCTACTGTACCATATTTAGTAAGACCTTCCATTTGCAGTTGTTCTGCCAAAGCTTGTCCTTCACCAACAAAACCTTTATCTCTAGCTATATTGTCAGCAATAGCACCTATCAATCCATATCCTTGATATGCTGCTGGGCGTTCTTTTTCTCTTAGTCTTGTTGTTGCTAATGGGTCAAAGTATGAAACACCTTCTTCTAACTCTGGTATAATACCAGCTGCTTCTAACCCTTCAGCTAAAATACCTGCACCTGCCGAACCGTACTGTTCTAATGATGGAGTTGCTACGGCTGCAAATGCATTAAATGGTGACATAGCAGCTCGTATTACCCATCCAGTCGATGTTTCTGTTATACCACCCGTTGGAATCGTATCACCTAAAATACCCTCTTTAGTGTACGTTTCAAGGTTGCCTAAAACCTGTTGACGCTTTTCTAAATCTGTTCGCCAATCTGGGTCACCTAATTCCTTATAAGCTCTTGCCCTTGCTACTGCTTCTCTAGCACTTTTATTTTCTGTTATGTTTATTGATGTACCAGTTTCATAATCCCCTGATTTTATTTTCTCTAGAATCTGTGTGTCTTTCTCTGGAGAATATATTACACCACCAGTAGGATGATCTTCTAAATATCGTTGCACTTCATCTGGTACATATTCATAAATGCCGGGCCCTAGTTTAAAAACATTACTCGAAAAAACGGTTCTTTTACGGTAGATTTCTGCTTGTTGTTGAGCAGCGTATGGATTTGTAGAGTCAAATTCTACTTGAGCTGGTGGTCTTTGTAACTCAATAATTTGTTTATTTATTTCTGGTGTGTATTTAAGTTGTTGTTGCTTTTTCATTAAGGCGTATTGTCGAGGACTATAATTAGGCAAATCCTCACCAGCAGTCTTTTTCTTTTCAAACGCTTGACCAAGTAATTCTAATTCAGATGCATCTTCTATTTCTTTTGTTTGAATCCTAGGGTCAACTTGAGCTTCCGATGTTGTAGGAACATCTTGCATACTGTTAATAGTTTGGACTACCTCGTCGTATATTTGCTCTTCAGATAACTGTGGGTTCTGTGCTTTTATGTCATCATACATAAAAGTTGCCGCTTGTACGTTTGCTTGTCGGTCTGCCTGTGGTAGCTGTTCATAGTATTTGTCTAAGTCATTGATTAACTTGGATTTTATTGAAAATACTGTAGGCTGTTCAATGCTTGCTCTAGTTTGCCCAATAGTTTGTTGCGGAAACAATGAAGCAATTATAGGTTGAACTCCAGTGTAAGCAGTTTTAGATTCAAATGGTAATGCTGTTAATGATTGTTTACGTGTATCAAACGTACCAAAATGTTGACGCATCCCCTGACCCATCTCATTATACATACGGTCAAGTTCTGCTTGCTTTTCTTCAGGGCTTCTTACAGCACTTGTTTGATAAGCTAGCATTGCATTAGTAAGTTGCTCTTCATACTCCAATGACTTTGACATGAGGTCATACTGTGGGTCTGATAGCTTTACCCCAAACAATGTTTCAAATTCATCTTTGGTAAACTTTCCCATACATCACCGCTTATCTTCTATAACTGCTAAATACATCAACTCTAACATATCCATTGCTTTGCGCTTTTGTGTTTTATCAAGAGCTGGACTAAGTTTAATTTGTTGTTGTGCATTTTTATACAATGCGTCTACTTCTTGTACTTTTGTTTCATCATTTACTGCAAACAACGATGCAACAAAGTTTTTTGTGTCTTTTGACAAACCACGTATATCGTCCCCTAGTTTAATATATAAACCTGGGTTGTTTTCTTGTAGTGATTTTACCCGTTTTAAATTACGCGCTTGCTTAGGGTCAATGCTTTTTACCATCGTATCAAGTATGCGTTTCTTAGCATTCTTAAACTCTTTACTTGAAACGCCAAATGCCGCTTTTGCTTGAGCTATTAAATGCATACCCATAGCTTGTTTGTCTTTCGGACTTTGATTTTTAATTTGTTCAAAGGATTGTGTGATTGGGTCTACTGGCATATCTGCCATAGATTCTCTAAAGGTAGACATTTTACCCAATCGTACTACACCCGTTTGAGTGGGCATAGGTGATGGTGCTGGTGTTGGTGACAAAGAATCAGGAGTTACTTCTGGAAGCTGTTGATTTCTGCGCATTTCTTCTTCACGAGCCTGTCGTTCCATAAAGTCTTGCCGTAAAGCATCACCTATTTCATTTTGTGCTGGTTTTGGTTGTATTGGTGCTATTGTCTGCTCTTCTACAACTTCTTCCATCATTGGTTCTTCTGCTGGTGCAGAAGGCATTTGTGGTTGGTCCTGTGGTATTGTTAGCTCTTGACCTACACCTATTACATTTGGATTTGATATACCACTTGCTGCTGCAATGTCTTTATAACGACCAGCATCACCATAATAGTCTTGTGATATAGAACCAAGTGTGTCACCTTTTTGTACTGTATATTTTTGCGCTGTAGGCATTTCAACAGGAGTATTTGTAACTTGACCTTTTGCAATTTCGCCTTCTATTGGGTCTACTTCTACTACTTCTTCCTCTGGCTCTATATCCAAAGCTTCCATTTCAGCACGCCTATTAAATAATCTGCGTCTAGGTCGTTTATCAGCATATCTTTCATCGTATATTTCACTAGCTCTATCCAAAACATTTACAGGGTCTACGTCTGCTTCTTCTGTTTCAAGGGCTTCTAGTTCTAGTTTTAAAGCTTTTTTTCTTGCAGCTAATTCATCTTGTGCTGCTGAATAGTCTACCCTGCTGACATACCCCTTGGGTTTTGAGCTACCATCTGTTCCATCTGTGCCCTCTGTACCCTCTGTACCCCCTGTAAATTCTATAGTCGGCAGTTCATTGGCTCTATACCACTCTAAATATTTATCATCATCTTGATATGTGCCTAGCAAAGCTATGTCTGCACGTAATTGCGTAATAGCTTTGTTGTTATCTTTTATTGTGTCTACATTAGTGTTGTATGATACTTCTTGAGTAGTAGCTGGGTCTGCTATAAACCCAAATAAATCATTCTGAGATTGTTTTTTTACTTTTCCTTCTACAATAGATCTTTCAAGATTCTTTAAACTGTTTTCTAAATCTTTATTACTTTTAGAAATCGTATCAATGCGGTCATTAAGTGTAGCTATCATTTGCCTTTTTGTAGGTATTTCTTGTTTTACACCACGGTAACCTCGTGTACCTCTACTACCTCTACTACCACTACTACCACCATCTTTTTCACGGTATTCTAATTCCCTTTTGCGCTCTTCTCCACGCAACTGTTGTCTGCGTAATTGGTCTGCGGCTTTTGTTATATCTCTTTGTTCTCTTAGAATCTGATCACGCATGCCTTCTATACGTTTTGCTCGTTCTTTGGCACTGATTTGTCCTGATTCGTATTCACGCATAGCTTGGTCATATGCTGACTTATACAGCATGTACTTTTGCTTAGTAACTAAATCTGCCCATGACTGACCGTTACTTGTTTTACGAGGGTCACGACCACTACCTGTAATAACGTATACGCCTTGTCCACCAACTTGTTGAATAGCCATTACTCACCCCCATAAATACCAGCTCGTGTACCAGTAACATCTGCTGCACTTATATTACCCATGGTCCCTGATTGTACTAATCTAGGATTTGCTTTATACATTTGGGTTGAAAAGTATTCGGCTATTTCAGAATCCGTCATACCCATATCTAACATCTCATCATATGTATATGCTTGAATAGGTCGAATCATAGACATTGCTTGACGAATAGAAACCTCATTTGGATCTGGAGCAAAAGCATTTCCAATCCCTTGACTTATACCTTGCCCAAATGATCTAGCTCCTTGTCCTAACCTTTGCATAAACATCATATCTACAGCTTTTTGTTGTTGTTCTGGAGACATTTGACTTATCATACGTTCCAATCCCATTTGTCCAACATATGCTTCTGTACCTGCTTGAATTGGTGCAGTTAAACCTTCAGCTCTGCGTCTTCTATATTCTGCTTGTGCGGCTTCTAAATCTTTTATTTCTTGTTCTTGTTGTTGTTGCCGCTGCAAATCCATATTCAGTATTTGTGATGCCAAATCCGCTTCTAGACGCTGCCTGCTTTCATCCTGCATCTGTTGACCTAGCAACGCCATCTGTGGCTGTGCTGTAGGCTGTGTAAGTCTTGCTCGCTCTGCTTCTGCGTATTGTTGTGCTTGTTGACGAGCACCACGCATTTGACCTTCGATTGCAGACCGCTGTTGCTCTGTCAAGCCAAGCGCACCCATCTCTTGTTTTCGCTGCATTTCACGAAGTCGTTTTTTCTGATCGCGCTCATACTTACTTGGAATAATGTCTGGTAACGCTCCAACAGCAGTTCCTGCACCTGCAAGCAATGACATAGTTAATGGATCCATAGTTCACCTACACATGAAATGTTTCGATTGTAAATGTTTGACAGTTTATGTTGCCTTTTTCAATTTTAGGATTGACCGCAATTGAAAACTTATACCTACCTGCACTTAATGTTAACATACGAGTCATCATTATGCTGCGGTGACCACGAGCAGCACCTGTGTCATTTGGTTGTATAGTTCCAGAACCTGTAAGAGTTGTGTCGTTTTCAAACACGTACATACTTGTTCCGACATAACGGTTAATCAAACCATCTTTTTCATACTGTAACAAAAACTGATTTTCATATCCGCTACCAGAAGGTGCTCTAGTAAAAGAACTATTAAGAAGACCAAACGCTTTGGCATAAAAGGTTATCATTACCTTTGTATTTGCCTTAGTTATAACTACTTCAGCACCAGTGTTGCTTAGTGGTTGATAGTCTTGGACAGTAGTAGAGACTTGATTGTTGCTCTTAGTGGTCGAGGTGAACCATGCATATTCTTGTGGTAATCGTATTTTTGATACACCCTGAATAGTTTTAGAAACAAAGTCACCAGTTTGTACAGCAGTAATAAAACGAGGGGAAGCAATACTTTCTCCAACAATGGTATCCACAGATACGTCAGAAGCAGTGATTTCTTGGTTAACATATTCCCTCAGTGCATCTTCATTTGATGCGTGATTAGTAGCCGATAAAACTGCACCGTCTACGTATGTAAATGGTTTTGTAAATGCCATCAGTTCTCCACTACTATTGCTTGTATATGATTGTGTCGAATGTTTAATGTGTTTCCAGTGTTACCAACACATGCTTGTAACTCGATTGAATCTATAACATTCCCCGGTGCTAATGTATAAAGACCGCTAAATGAAAACGAACGAAACTGTATCCATTGATTAAAATATAGTGTATTGGTAGTTAAAGCAGCCTTCTTAGTAAAACTGTAAGTGCAGTTAGCCAAGTCTACAGTAGATGGAGTTCCACTACCATTTATTCGCATAAACAACCGAAATGCATATGTGTTGTAGGGGATTTGACCCGATGTGCCATTGCCGTCATTAACACCACCAGTCATAGACAACCCACCAACCAACCCACTTGCGTGAACTCTAATCACCACATGACCATGTGAACTGTAGTTTGGCAATACTTTGCTTGGGGTACCTGCTACATTTTCTATAGTGGTAAATGTAGTGCTTGTTGTAGACCAATCAGCTATACCATCATAATCAAATGTATACAAACTAGTTAAACTATTGGCATCACTAAAATGCTGTTTCTGTGCCCACTCGGTATCCAAGTTAACATCTTGCACACTATCACCAGCAACACTATTATAAACTGCATTTAGCTCTGCTGCTGTTGGTGCTTGCCCACCTTCAAAGTATTGATTTGTAATTTTACTCATACCTACCTCTTGGTATTGCAAGTCCAAATGCTTGCCCCATATATTTCCATATGTGATTTGGGAGTAGTCGATACACCATGTTTATCAATGGGATTTGTATTTATAGTCTGCCATCTAAGTTCTAAGCGAACTGGTTGGTCACCTACAAAAATTTTGTATGGTACTGACAAGTTTTCAAGTCTTGGATACACACGACCAGTTTCAGCTATTAAAACATCGTTGCAAAATAATCCCCATCGACTCCACCAATTGTTATCAAATACAACTACCTGTGGCGTTGGACTTGAATTGTCTTGAAGTCTGTCTACACCATGACGAAAGTCTATGTCAAAACAACCCGATAACGTACCGCTCTTCGCTTCAAACTCTAAAACCAAATCATTAAAAGCTGCATCAATGTCGGCAATGTTGTTCCAGCCACTAGACCAACTGTTATTGTTTAAGTCAAACACAACCAGTGGAAAGTGTACATTAAGACTTCCTTCATAAGTATTCCATCGGCGAACAAAATGATAGTCTTGGGTTTGTCCAGTATGTTTAAATGCATAAACATTTGCAGTGCTTTGTGATGTAAGAGTTGATGGTGCTAATTTTAGTTTGTCTATTGTTTTAATTGGAAAGTTTTGCCCGTCCAATTTTCCGTTGTATTCACCAACAACTTTTCGTGTATTGTCATTAATGTTTTCTGGTTTAACCTGATCAAGGTCTTTTTGTCCTACTTGTGTAAATACTTTCATCGTGACACCTTTGTAGATTGATTTAATGCTGGCATAGCAACTGAATCTGACAAAATGTTAAATGACAACAAATGCCACTGCTGAGAGTTAATGGTTCGCACACCAAACTTAAATTGGTCACACAGTTCCGTATTTACATCGTACCGTAATGTAATTAGTCTACCTTCTGCAATCTTACTAGAGTTTACTGTAAACGGCACTTTTGTTACAGACAGGTCAGCTGGACCAAACACTGCATCTTCTTTAATAGTGTACACCGTTTCACTTTTTGCCTGTTTCTGAGTAGATGTTGTGCTTTCTGTATACGAATAATCGATGCCATAAAAGAAATCGAACCCATTATCTCCATATGACATAATGCGTAGTTCAACACTATAGTATCGCACCTTGACACTGTTTTCATTTGAGTTGTACCAAGCACTTTCCCATTGATGTCCGTTGTGCGCTGTGTCTGCAATCGTAAACGTTACATTGTCACCGTATGCACTTATTTGACACTTTTGACCCCAGTTAACACTTGAACTCATAATCTGAAGAGGTCCAAACTTGTTTGTGGTCGCATTTAATGCAGGCGTCCAATTTGGGTCATTTCCTAACAAAAAGTACCCATTAACAGTTGTAGTCATTGCTGACCAATAACTATTTGTTGGGGTTTCTAAATCAGTGCGAATAGACCACATGGGTTGCTGAGGGGTCAAATGTAAAACAAAACCAAAATCTGGTGTAGTTGAATCGTCTGTTGGTAGATGCATCCATACTTCTTTTTCTCGAAAAGAGTAAGCAGCAATAGCCTTGTGCATCATTGAACGATTAACTCTGCGCAACAATTTATCAATAGGCTTGCTAATCTTTTGCATGCTTATTGATGCTCCGCCATTTAGACCGCCTGAAAGCATCCACACGCCCTGTTCATTAATAAAGACAACACCTAACTGTGGTATAACTACAACTGCTTTACTAGCCACTGTCCCCAAGGTATTAGTAATAGTACTAATGTTGTAACTGTCAGTATCAAAGCTTATTATATTTATAGCGTCTTCACGAAATACAATTAAATTATTATAAAAGGCTACTAATTGGGTAATGTCTCCACCTGTTTGGTTACCCAAATCAAAGTATGCCAACGCTCCAAACTGCTCAAATATACCCTTATTAGAATAAATGATACGACTTCCTGCTGCCAACCAAAGTCGATTGTCCCATACTTCACCAAACTTCCAACCTGTAGTAATAGTTGTGCTTGCTGTAAACGATGGTGCTTGGTCTACCAAAAATTTGTCAGGCAATGTATCTATAAAAAATCTACTAGAGTTTTCATTTATCTGAGTTACAAAATAGTATAGTTCACCATTATTGTTTATTTCTTTGGTACGATATATACGTCTAGCAACTATACCCTGTTGACCTATTGGCAAGTCAAGTGCCACGCCATATCTATATGCTGGATCACCATCATCAATTGACCATGTAACACTTTGGGTAGCTGATAATGGTGTCTCAGCACCCAAATCTGACACCATACTCATTTTGTAATTATATGTGTACGTATTTTCTACTACATTGCCATCTGAATTAAATTCTAAATATCCCAATCCATATTGAGTCTTTTTATTAAACCAAACAGCAGCACCACCAGTTAAAGCTTTGCCATCTGCATATTGAGTATCTACATCCAATGGATTTGCAGATGCTGTTTGTAGCGTAAAACCAAAATCTCGATACACTTGATCACCACTAAACAGTATGGCTCTGTCACGACCATTAATAATCAACAAGTGCTGACCAAGATTAACAAACTGACTACCGACATCTCCTAGTTTGGGTATGTACCGGTCACTGTCAATCGTTACCAAGTCATTCTCATAGAAAGTACCTGAATACGTTGCGCCCTGTCCTTTGTTACCAATAGCATAGTACAGTTGCCCTGACTGCTCAATAAAGGTGTAAATGTCATTGGTGCCTTGTCTCTTCCACTGATAAACGGCATCAACTTTGTCAGTAAAGTACTTTGTAACAATGGCACTGGTAACAGTCCAAGATGCAGGCGCATGCCACCATGACTCAAACCCAACATCTGCCTTCCAACCGCCTTCAGATACGTATCTACAGTTGTTTACAGTGTTAGCGTCTCCAATGTTAGGCATCAATACTTGACTAATACCTCCACATGGAACAAAACGTTTGAACCGTTGTGGCTTCATGAAAGTCTCCTAAGTGTTGTACCATCGTATGTAGGTCTGCCGTATGCCATATGGAACCGTCCACGCACAATACGCTGATCAATCTTATCAACATATCGTTTAGCTAACCCATTGATTTCTTTCATGTATTTTCTTTCGTAAGTAGTTGCCAACCCTTGTTGACCCAACTTTAAGTATATGTCTTCCAATGCTTTGTAAACAATAAGTTGATGAAACTCGTATGGCATTTGTGGTACATCGGTAGACAATAACAAGTCCTTTGGCTTTACCATAAACCGCATTACCATTTCGCGTACATAATCGTGGTACACTTCAATTTTATCACCAGCTTTCTTTTGCGGTACTTCAAAATCATAGCCTACTGGACGTGGGTACGGTCTTATTTGTTGATGGTTGCCATCAATCTCAATGTAGCGTGGGGAACCATTATCTAACTGGTTTAACTTAACTATATTAACAAACGAGTTAATGTCTGTAACTACAATAGGTTGTAGGTAATCAGGGTCATTACGTGTACCAGATGTTGTACTCGTACCATTGACTACATACAACCAACATGGCAACCCTTTGCGCTCACCTGTGTTCTGATCAAAGTTTTTATTCCAACATACAACCTTACGATACCCTTCCCATTGTGTTGGGTTTTGGTCTTTATCGTTGTATGTGTCAGCTTGAATTGCTAGGTCATCCCACCCAGTAAACACCAGTTTTAACGTTTTATTGTTACCAGATACTTTATGAATAGCAGGTTCTGACAAAGCACCAACTTTACCATCTTTAATAAATGCCCAAGCAAACTCATAATGTTTGTTGCCTTGGAACTCGCCCGTCGGACTTTCCAGTTCTGTAATAGTAAGTTGTTCTGCTGGTGTTATATGTTGTGTTGGGCTAGTAATGTATGCTTCTGCATATGACTGTGTATAATCAACTCTTAAATCTAAGTCTTCTTCTCGTCTTGGTAAAATAGCTGTAGATTTACCATATGGGTTTTGTGAACCACTAACGCTTACGTAAGGGTAGTCTCTGTGCCCTAAATATAGTAGTTCCAAACAGTTTTCTGGTAGGTCATACCATCGCTTCTTTATTTTCCAACCGCTGTTAGTGGCAGTGCTAGTGCCTTCAAATGGTTTGTCTAACAATATGGTTTTCATGTCTTCAAGCTTGGAAATGGTGTATTCCATATTGTCTATTTCCATTGGTTGACCTTCCCACACATCCATATTATGTAGTCGGTCAATGTCATGACTTAACACAACTCTTCTTTGTCCTTTTACAACTGTTGCAGTTACGTTGGCACCACTACTGTTTTCTGTATCTGTACTAGCTGTAATGTCTGTGTGCAATCGCATAGTGCTAAGTTCTGTACTAAAACTCCAACGCTTCATTGTCCATATACAGTAGTACGCATCGTTTAACAACTCATCCAACTGATTGTTAAACTGCGCTAGTTCTGGACTGTAGTCTGTTATGTTTTTTACTTTCTGTCTCAATGCTTTTAAATTTGCCATAGGTCACCATACGAAAAAAGGGATGGGCGAAACACCCACCCCTTCGGCTTAATAAAGAATCGAACTTAGAACTGTTTGATTACAATCACAGTTGCAACATCAGCCGCATCATCAGCGCAAGCATATGCAACAGGTGGCAATACATCAGCATTAGCGTAGTTTTTCAACTCACCTGCTGTTGTAAACAGTGACAATGCAGAACCTTTAGTAACACTACCATCTGTTTTTGCTTGACACAAGCCAGCAATACAAACGTCAATAGCGTCACCAGCAGCAGCAGCAGCAGCCAAAGCAATACCAACAAATGCAGTTCGATCTGCATCATTTGAATCTGCCTTAACAACGTGAATCATTTTATCACCGTCAGCAGTTTTGGTAATGTCAAAAGCAACCGCTTCCTTCTCAGCAATGGCTTCAGATGCAATAAAAGTTTCGATTTGACGACGGTTCATCGCATCGACACCCACTGCAACTGTACCACCAGAAGGTAATGCGTTGTACTGAGAAGTTTCCAAGTATTGAATAATGTTTTGTGTAGCCATGATAAACCTCCTTAAAAAGTGTCGCCGTCAAAGAGAACACCACAAGAACCGAGGTGGTCTGCAATCAATTGCATTTTAACATACAATTGGGCAGCTCGTGCTGTAGTTCCAGAAATGTGCTCGAAAGGTGAAACAGCGAAGTCAGCATCTTTGTGCATGCACAACTTAACACCGTCAAAGTTCAGGAAGTAACCAGACAATGGAGCAGGGGCACCACCATTAAATGATGCAGATGTATAGTTAAAACCAAGTTCAAGGTCTTGTTCAACTACTGCGCCACCAAAGGCAAGTTGCATACGTCCACCATCAAGAGTCTTCTCGTTGATGTATCGTTCTTGTGCAAACAAAGCACGACGATAGTTAGCCATTGCTGCTTCAGACAAAAGCACACATTGAATCTCACCCATGTGAGTTACAGTGTTTGCTTGGATTGCCATTTGTTGCATACCAAGGATACCGTTTGTACCAAATGCACCTTGAATGTCAGCAACCTGATTCAACCAACCGTTTACTGGGTAAGTAGTCTTAGAAATACCACCAACAGTATTGTTTTGATTTGCCTTAGTTTCTGCTTCTAAAAATCCATTAGCACTAGCATCACCGTTCAAAGTGTTTACAGTGGTTAAAACAGTAGAGTTACCGCGAAGCAACTGCTTGTTTAACTCACGTCGAAGCATACCCATTACTGAGCGCATACGAGCTTCAACAATCTTTACGATTGCTTTCTCGCCTTTGTTTTCCAACTCTTCTTTCTTGGTGATAACGATGGGAGCAGTAAAGTCAGCCCACTCGTAAATAGCAGGTTGCAATACGTCTTTAACTGCAAGATTTACAGCTTCGTATCCTGTTGGAAGGTTGGTGATTTGAGAGTGTTCAGCGATTGATAGGGGACGTTGGATTTTAATACCACCATCTTCATACTCAATACCGCCGTAACGTTTTGCATTGTCAAGGAATGCGACCTTTTGAAATAATTCGTCAACTTCACCATCACGGATGGAATACAGGGTTGACGATAGCAAATCATTAGAAATAGCCATTGTTTTACCTTAGTGTTTAGTTTATTGTTTTGCCTAAACCGTATTCCCATTGGAATGGTTGCTGTCCGAGTGCTCAAAAGAGTTCATTCAACAAAGGCATTTTAAATTGAAAATGTTGCATTGTCAACCCTATGCAAGTAACCCAGCCTTAAACTGTTGCAACATAGCATACAAAAAGTTGCCTGGACATTCGGTAGCACCGAAGTCCCTATGACCATAGACATTATGCCTATCTAGATTATATTCTTCCATTAAGAGTTTTACCTTACCCCACAACGATTCCATTTGTGCAGTGCTAGGTGCTTCATTAGACGTATTGCCAGTAACACATATACCAACAGAACCTCTATTGTGATTTTTACAATGTGCTCCTGTTTTATTTATGTGCCTACCAGCAACCACTTGACCATCGCCAAGAACTATAAAATGATACCCAATGTCAGACCACCCGTTGCCATTGACATGCCAATCGTAAATCTGCTCTTTTGTAGTGCTCTGTGGTGATGCAGAATGATGAATGATGATTTTGTTGACGGTCCTTTTACCCTTGGGCATGTTTACTCCTACTTCTTAGCCTGTTGTGATTTGTGATACTGATATGCTTCCCAAGCACTACGAAACTTAGGTGTGCCGCTAGGACTTACCGACTTACCACCAGATGTTTTACGCAATGTTTGTCTACGTTGTGATTTCTGCTTGGCTACCTGTTCTCGTTCGGTTTTAAGTTTTGTTGCATCTACCTTTGCTTTGACAATATAAAAAGCATCTTCAAGTTTTAACTCTGGTCTATCTTGCAACATTTGGGCAACTGGCAAACGATAATCATCGTCCATTAGTTCTGGATTGTCTGTTTTAAACTGTTCCAGTTGTATACGACGCTGCTTCATTTGTATTTCTTCTTGGGCAGGCTTCATCATTTCTTGAAGCATTTTAGCTGCTTGCCGTTTTATTTCAGCTTGCATCCCTTCCGTTGTATAAATGTCGTACTCTTCTTCCTTAGCCAGCTCTTCTTCTGCTCGTTTAAGGAAGGGGTTGTTGACAGCATTGTCTTGTTGTCGTTGCAGTTCCATTCGTTCTGCATCAAGTGCCTTTCGCATTTCAGCAAGTTCTTGTGTCTTACGAGTATATGATGAGCGTATATTAGCAACATGTTTTCTAACGTCCTCAGGAATGTGCTGCATCCATTCATGCAAGGGCTTCATACCTTTATGGTTTGCATCCTCAGTAAACTCATCAAAATCTTCTTCATCGATTCCCATTAGTTCTTCAATAGTCATCAACTCATCTTCACCATCATCAGCACTATTATCGACTTCAGGTGTATCTACAGTTTCTTCAGTTTCTGTTTCAGTTGTTTCAGGGGTTTCTACGTTTTCAACAGTCTCCGCACCGGAGGTAGTGTCATTCATTTTCATTTCCTTTTGTATGAGCCTTTTTTAGGCATGGTTTTTTTGCGTTTTGCTGCTTTGGCTTTTGCCATTTTTGATGTCTTAGCATCTTTTGCTTTTTTGGCTGCTGCTTTACCCTTAGCTGTATAAGGGAATTTTTTTCCGTTTACTTTTGGCATTACATTCTCTCCATAAAAAGTGCATCCACATCCTGTGGGGGCATGTCTTCAGTTGTTGTTTCATCGTCAATCATTTCTTCACCCTCTTCTGAAGGCTGTGATTGTAAATACCTGTCGTATCTTTTATCTGTAGCAAGCTTATTTATTTTACCTGCCAATATCATTATGTTTGCATCGTCTGTTATGTTTTCAAAATCAAAACCAAACTCGTCGTCTACAATGCCCATTTCTACGGCACCATCGGTAGCCCCTTGAAACATAGCAAGAACACGCACTAAGTCTGTTGGAAAAACTGTTTCGTCACTATTAAACAATGGATAATCAGGTGTTTGTCCAAACTTAGGCAACAAACGATTACTGGCTTTAACAAGGTTGTTCAATGCCTTAGCACTGAATCTGCCTTTTGGTGCCATCTCTGCAAAGGCAACTTCTTCTTCTTGTTGCGCTCCACCCATTTCATTTTCAAGGTCCATCATCATTTCATTCACTTTTCCCCCATGTTTTATCAAGTTTACCACTAACTGCATCAGCAGCTGTAAATGCTTCCACCACGGCTTCTTCTTTTGTTTTACCACTTTTTAAAGCCTCCGTGTATGTTTCTATATTTTTATCTTGTTCAGACACTCGTCTTTTTTGTGTTTCAACTGCTGTGTCCCAACGGTCTTTGGGCAAATCTGCCTCGCACACAAACCCTTTGCTTTCCATAATCTTTTGCTCTGTATGCTTATTGGCTACATGTTTACCCAATGCTTTACTGTAGAACCCATTCACACCATGCTTACCAGTTCCATCCCAACTACTGTGAGTGCCCGGCGCTCTAAGCACTCTATACAAATCACCGCCACATCCTTGTTCATACGTATCTGCACCGCACACTTGTGGAATGTTGTCATTCTCATAGTCACGAAAGAATATAAGTTCCTCATGAACTTTGGAACATACGTGGCATTGGTAGGTATACATTGGCATGGTTATCTCTGTTGATTAAGCATTTGAGTCAGTTGTTCGGAAGGCAGTTCTCCTTGTGCTCCTATATCACCTGCTGTGGTTTGCATTTCTTGTGGTGCAGGACCACCCATTCCGCCCTGTGGTGCTTCAGGAGCTTGTGGTGGAGGTGGAGGTTCTTCATTAAAAGATTCTGGCAAATCATAAAGTCGTACTAACTCTTCTTTAATTTTACCGCCCGGCACACCTAGCTGTGTCAGCACAGGAAGCAGTTGCACCAGATTATTTCTTTTTAAGGCTTCTGACAATGGCGTGCTTGACTGGTCAAGAGACACTATTTTAAATTTAGCATCTAAGTCTTGTACAGTAATGACCTTTGGCAACCCTTCTACCTCAATCACAGCTTGTTCTTTTTCTTCTGCTAACAAAGATACAATGCGCAAATATGTAAGTGCAATAAGTTCAACCGCATTGTCACGCTCTCTAGCAAGCTTACCAATTTCCGATGCACTGTACTGAGCAAGGGCAGTCACCTCAGTAGCCGTAGCTTTAGTCGCTTCCCCTCGACTAAACGGTGCCAAGATGCTGCCGCGATTTATATCTTGCTCAATATAGCCTAGATACCTATCAAAGTTACCTGATAATGGCTCTACACCAACAGCACGAATAATACCATCTAACACAGGTTCGTCAACTGCAATCATTGCCCCGTCAACACCTGCCGTAATCTTTGCCAAGGCTTCTTCATCCAACGAGCCTTCCTTGTACAAATACTGTCTTGAATCTCTACGTACGGAGTTCGCCCAATACGTACGTAGTATGTTCTTTTCATAAAACTGGTCGTATACCCTCGATACTGCCGACAATCCACACATTGGCTTTTCTGGTTTACGTGCGTAGTACAATGGACACAACGGACTCATTGGTTTATCGTCATACGTACGTACGGGTATTTCACTCTTTTCTAATAGCTCACCACCATCACGGTAGTTTGGACTCCAAAAATACAACTTGTCATATGCTAGGTCATAGAACTCTACAATCTGCACATACAAATAGTCATCTGGCAAATCTTCACTTACGCCCGTGTACTTTTCTTGTGGTGTAAAATAATCCACCTTTGGTATTGGCGTAAACTTCTTAGCACCAAACCGCTGACGCACTTCAGGCATTGGCAAGTAATATACATGCGCCATAAACCTTTGCTCATCCCATGCACAAGCATCCATATCAACAATCACTTCCCAACAAGGAATAGCACGAATAGAGACTTTTTCAAGCATATCCGTACTATCAGTTGGGGAAAGTTTGAGGAATGAGGAGGGATATATGAGGGCAAGGCGTGAAGCTATTTCTAACTGTTCTCTCTTATCAAATAAAAACCGATTGACAACTGCTTGTGCCATTTTAGCATTGCCTTCTATGATTGATGCATCCTTTGCCACAACCACAGCAGGATTGCGAGAAAACAAGCTAGCAATAAAACCTTCAACGTAACTGAAGCAGTCGGATGTTTCCACTCGGACCATTGTATCGTCCATGTATTCAGATTGCCAAAAACGATTCTCGTAGACATCCCTGTACCTCTTCATTTCAGCTCGTTGGTCATCCCAGAAATGATTGTGTTCATCTAAGACTGTTCGTATTAAAGCTACTGTTTCTCTATTGGTTCTCATCGTTATTCTCCGTAACAACACCTCTAATATACACCACAACACTACCATCTGCATTCATAACTTCAACTTCCTTATACAAGCTTGTGTATTGCTTTACCAATCTTACTGGCACATGCAATGTAAACGATGCATCGTCTATATAGTACGTTAACGTCACCATATCAACAGATGTAGCCCCATGACAATCGCAAGGGTCACAGCAACAAACAGGACAAGTCGTTAAATCTTTACCACTCACTTAGCACCACCACCACTTCTATTCATTATGATTTGGCACGACTGATACGACGGCATTGTCTCTATAGCACTAAAAAAAACGTTTTTTAATTTTTGGTTGGTCTTTAATGCTATGAATGCACTAAAAACTATCAATCCATCAAACGTTGGTCCATTGCGTCCCTTTCTCCATTGGTACATTGTGTAGTATGACATGCCTGATTCTTTCTCTATCTCCAACATCGACAATCCAGTTTTCTCTATCTGATTCATAACCCACTTGGAAAACTCAGTTGTACTGTCTTCTGAACTTAATCGCTTGCCACCTGTCACTAATACCTCCTATGTAAATGTGGACTCACACCACTTGTACGCAATGATTTATCTGCTTTCTGACTTATAATCCATTCTGGTAAATATGCACTCTGTTTTATCTTCACACTGTTTAAACACCAATACGCTAATGCCATTGCCATTGCACTATCACAGTGACTTTCTACTTCCTCACCAAACTTCAATATACCCTTCTCATCTACTGTAATACTTCTAAGTTCCGTCATCGTTACATTGTCTATTAGTCGTATTGCTCCTGTCTGTACACCCTTCTTTAAGTTCTCAAACAACAATGGTTTACTCCTACTTGTTGTTAGAAAGTCTTTACCTGTATGTGCATCCTTCCATAGCTTGTAGAAACCTTGGTGTATTAACTCTTGTATTGTTGCTAATCCATAGTTGTTACTCTCTACTAAGGTCAATGCATTGTTATATGTAACTGACATATCGTATATATAATCTGCTAGCTGTATAGGACTTACTGTATTCGACCTGTAGATACACACTGGTTGTAATGTCATCCTACTTACACAGAACACTACAGCATAGTCTCTACCTACACCACCACTAACATCTACTCCAATAGCATACGTGTCATCTGGATTAGGCTCTTCAAATGTTACCCACTCTGTAGGATTAACAGTCACTACGTCAACATGCTCAAAGTCATCGTATGTAAAGTATGTATTACCACTAATACGATATGCTTCGTCTAGTGTCATTGGATACTCACGTACAAACTTCTCCCAACCTAGCTTACTTATCTTCTCCCTTCTCCAAGCAAACTGACCTAGTGTTAACCCATACTCTTCCTGTAACCTAAGCTCTTCATCTGTTAACTGTACTGGTATGTCATCCATACTATACTCAGCATGCTTAAACCAAGGAAAGAACAAGTAGTTCCAATCAGCTTCTCCTATTTGATGCTTGTGTACTTCCTTCCATAATGCATCGTTGTAATAGTTAGCTGTACTCTCTATGACTAGTTGTCCATCGTTCAATGCTGAGATTGCAGTAGCTTTTAACTCTTCAGGATTCTCTGCAAATGCATACTCTGAAATGTGTAGCATACTACAAGTCTGACTACGTAAACCACCAGCTTGTGTTGCAGCAGCAGCAATAACACGCCCACCACCCATGAACGCTATCTCGGTTGTATTGTCTACCTCCAATGGACGCTTTAATGTCTCTGGTAGGTACTGATAGAAACGCTTGTGTATATGCAATAGGTGTTTACTAGAAGCAATCTTGTACGACAATATAATCAATGTAAGTGGTGTAGTAGCTGTGTAAGCCTTCCAAAACATGTAAGCACATACAACCGTACTAGACCCAATCTGCCTAGGCTTAAGCACCAATGTGTCACGACCCTCCTCTAAGGCATTGATTATCTCAACCTGCTCAGCATTCAACGTCAATGGTACAACCCGCCCACTCTTGTTGACTATTCGTAACCTCTGTATAAACTCGAATGGATTGCTGAACACCCTTGCTAGTTCAGTGTGCATACCTGTCATAAATCCCTCACAATACAGTTAGCCGCCTCCATTGTAGTGTACAACGTAACCATACATGTTGCAAGGGCAGCAAATGAAACGCTACTCGCATTACATTTCCAACCACACCGTAACATCGCCCACCATCCAACACCCTCTATGCTGCATATCGCAAGCCGCAACACTGTGTGTCACGTTTGCAAATGCGCATAGGTACAATGTTAGTTTGGTAGTACCATGCTGCAAATGCACAATGCATGTCGCAAGGTCCAGCATTACATGCTGCACTCGCACATGCCCTGTTCGCATTAGCGCATTCTGTTAGCCCGCACCCGCTACATGCTGCTTCTGCATCACAAGTGCTGCATAAACGCATTCCGCTCTGCTCAGTTGCTGCATCAACAGCACGGTTGTGCTGCATATGCGCAAGTTACCTGTTGGTTTTGTTAGTTCGGTCATGCCGCTGTTGCGTCACTCTGCGGTGCTAGTCAACCATGCTTGGACTGCACTCGTATCCAACTGGTCTGGACTAGATAACTTATTGCTTACCTCTCGTTGGTGAAGTAAAGCCACAAACTTACTCAAGTCCGCTCCGCTAAATGTAGTCACCCTTCCCTCGTGTTTTATCTCATGCTGGGCAAGTTGTATCAGTGCCCATAGCAAGCCAGTTATAGACTCTTCCTTAATGCACTTTGCTATCTGGTTATGTGGCTTCAAAAGGTTCTTGGATTTACTACCTTTCGGCCTCCCGCCAGTACGTTTGTTTCGTTGGTCATTTTGCATATTTGGTACCTTTCTTTTAGTGTTGTTGTTGCTGATTAAAGTATTTTATCACACCTTTATCCCATTCACCAAACTTGTACCGTTACATTTCACACAGCATACCGCACCATGGTTTACGTACTGCACTCCACCCGTATGGCACTGCCACGTGGATTTGCGCTCTATAACATGCGACGGTGCGCATGTTTAACCGTTTGCATCCCCTACCATCCCATACTGGAGATTTCATATTACACCAACCATGGTGCTTCCTTGTTCAACCACGGGGGTTCTTTTAATTACCAGCCAGTTTCCCCAAGCCAAGCCCGCCTAATGATAATGCTGCAAAACACGCAAATGTTTCGGTGTTTCGTTTTGGTGGTGCTGTGAGTGCAGTACAAAACCACACCCACATTTTTTTGTCAACACTTCAAACACTGACACACCAAAACTATCAGAATCCAAAACTCAAACCGTCCCATAATACACCCCCAACAGATACGGAAAGTAGGCAACACAGAACAGAAACAAACACACAAACCACATACAGACTATAGCTATATCCATTCTATCCCCGTTCATTTTACACCCCGCAGACTCAGAAAATAATCGCTCATCACTTCGTTTTGTTCCATCGCCACAGCTTCAAGGACATCATCAAAGCCCATCACAAAATCAGCATCAACACCGCCGCGCCCTTTTGCTGTCACGTTCTTCACTTGTAGCAAAACATAACGCCGTTTATCTAACGCCCTCATATCATGCTCATCACCATCACAAAACCAAGACGGCAACATCTCAAGAAGACGCTTTTTTGTCTTCTTCGTTACAACCATAGCCATTCTATCAAAACCACGGTGTCCCCTAGGCGGCAAGTTATACCAAGTTTTTTCGCTCCAACTGTATGTCAAATGGTAATTATCCCACTTATTGAAATTGCGGGGGCATTTCGTATAGTCATAGAAGCCCGCCAACCCGTTAAAATCATTGACAATAGCATCCATATTCAAAACCCGATAGAACGGGATATCACTAGTTCCATTCAAACGACAAAACAATTGTTTATCATCAATTGAAGCCTTGAAACATTGTAAATACAACTCACGCAACATATCAACCAGATACTTTTTTGTATGATGATACAATGCAAGTGTGCGTTTTTCCATTGATTCTTGTTGGAACATACC